TCACCCTGGACCAATTCCACCTCCAGCCGAGGCGTCCATCTCGGGCAAAAGCAGAACAGCCACACCCGCCAGCCAGGGATCAGTCAACCCGTTAAGTGCCGCCACCCGGTTCCATTGCGTCGCGTCACGCAAAAACGTTGCTGCCACGTGGAAGAGCGTCGTGCTCGAAACGCTAATTTCGGTCGGCATCATATAATGCCCTGCAGGTTTTCAATCGATCTTTGCAAGTAACCCTGCGCGATTGCAAATTGCGCCATCGTCCCGCTGGCACTCACCAAAGCCGTTATGTCTGATGAGTCCAATATCGCCTCCGCGCCGGATAGCCCAGATGATACCTCAGCGTTGGCTGCTCTCACTCCCGCCAGGATACCCGGAATAGCCGCACTCCCCGGTTCCAAGGCGGCGGCCGCGCCGGCCTCAGTCAGCACACCGCTCAGGCCCACCCAGGCATTGGCTGCATTCAAATCCGCCAACACAGTATTGGCCGCTGAATTTATATAACTCTCGATTGTCCGAGAAAGATCTGCGAGCACAGTACAGGAGATCTCATAGGTGATCCACCAGGGACTCTGAAACTCCAGGTTCAAAGACGTAATGACAATCTGATACGAAAATGCCTCCCAGGACAACGGCAATGGCAAGCCGGCGGCTCGTGTCGCATCCAAACTCCGCGCGCGGTCACTCGCGGCAGGTCCCGCCAAGACGCCATGCCACGAAATGGCGCAATCGTCGCGGCCCATGGCATCAATAACTCTTCCGCCACCGAGAAGCTTATGAACGGCAGCTCGCTGTGCACCCCCAAAATGCAACGTGGCCGGGACCTCGAAGCCATCCAATTGCAGATCGCCTAGCAGGAAACGAGCCATTATCCCCCCACAGTCGCGCCAGGCAGCAAACGGCTTCGACGCGCATCAAACCCGGTCGGACCCGCTTGCGCTCGACCCGCTTCCTGATTCAAAAACCTGGCTACCCAGCGCCCCACGAGTGTGCCGTCAAGATACACGTCACCTTCGGTGGGTCCTATCTGTGACACTGGCGCAGTCTTGGCCACAGGAGACGCATAAGGCGCCTCTACTGGCCGCGCCTCGACAGAATAGGCGGGTGCAGCCGGTCTCATCATCTCCGTAAAGTCATTCGCGGCCAGACCATCATGTGCAAGTTCCCGTCGGCCGCCTGCTTCGGGTCTGGCCACCGCTTCCGACCGAGCGCCTGGTGCGCCGACATACCCCGGCCTTTGCGGAGCAACGCTCCCAACCGTGCCTGCTTCGGGAAAATCAGCTTTCAACCAACGGCCAGCCACAGCAGTTGCAGAGGGCGATGGTTTCGGCTTCATCGGATACGTGACACCGCCGCTACCGGTCTGGTCCTTTTCACGCACTCCCTCGACTATGGGCGCTGGTGAAAAAGTCCGTGAAGCCGACGCCGGTAACGAGAATCCTGGCATCAACATCTTTTGCGGTAGCGACAAACTGCTAGGCCGCTCCACATCTACTCTGGCCGTCTCCGGAATTGCTCGCGGTACGGACTTACTGTCCTCCGCCGATGGTCGCGGCTCCTGAAGCGAAAGCTTGACCTCAGGAGCCGCAGGCCGCTCCTGACGCAACGTCTGCGTCTTCTCAACGATGGTTCGCCCCCGCACCTCAGGAGCTGCCTGCTTCTGCGGTGATGTCGTAACAGTTGTCGGGACAGTAACGTTCTCTCCGACCTCGAAATTCCGTTCTTGTCGATCTTTCGTCCTCTTCTCCGTCGCCGCAGGGCTGGAGCTTTCCACCCAACCACTCGCCACCTGGCGTAAACGTTGAACAGGTACACCGTATGTCGAAATCACCCGCTCAAGCTGCGCCATCTGTGTTCTGGCGCGCTCGATACCTTCCGAAACGCCGTCCCGCAGCGCCAAAGTAACACCTATTTCATAGGCTTCCTCGCTCATTGAAGCCTCCCTGCAACTCATTTATTAGAACTGCAACTACATCTTTCGACGCAAAGGATGCCGCTTCAACCACGGAAACACCGTGCGTGTTATGGATATGGGCTAATTCAAACGGCGAAGAGACCGGACCGTGACAAGCCAGCGACAAGCGAAACCCCTCTCCCCAGACCTCCAGTCCACCCTCACTCGCATGCACCCGCGCGGCCGCTAATCGGCTCATCAAAGTCTCACCCGCACAGTGCAGGGCAGCTTTCAAGACCTCTTCCACTGCTGGTCACTCCAGTCATATTCGAACCCATTGAAACGGCCCATCACAATCACCCAGGCAGACCTTTCGCCCGGAGAAAGACTGAACGCAACGTCAAAAGGCACCCCGTTCTTGACCAGATACAGACAATCAACTAGATCGGGGTGCCCACTCAGTTTCCCTGCTCGGTGCTCCCGCAATCCGAACTCGGCGTCTCCGCCAATGCTGCTGCTACCGCGGCAATTCCTGCATCTCCCAGCCGGCCTACAAGCCCCTCAACCAGGCCTTCCGTGACAGGTGCCGGCACCGGCACGGTATCGATGGCGACAACGCAGGAGGCTAGCATCGCCATCCCGAGATACGCGTTATTTTGCGACAGCGTTGGACCAATGGCTTTGAACAACCGCAGCCTGTCCAGCGCAGTCAGTCGGCGTAACACCAACTCACGGCCGTCTGAATCTCGGACGACCAGCGGAGCCAAAGCAGCCGCCACAATCTGCGCGCTTGGCCCCATCATCAGATACGCTGCCTCTGCGTAGCGAAAAACTCCAGCTTTTGTTTGACGGACGCGTCGCCCTTCCAAGTCCCGGCATTCACCAATTTGAACACCACGCCGTTATACTGGTAGGTGGAGATAGAACCGTCCACTTCTGTCACGTATTGGTAAACCGTTCCCGCCGGCAACGTCCCTCGGGTCAGAAAGGCTTGTTCCGACGCCGCGATAAAGTCGTCCACCGCGCTCGTCCCGCGCTCCACCTCAAAGCTGCCCTCCCAACCCTTTGGCAACTCGGCGCCCATTGGTACTCCATCAAGGCGATCCAATCGGACTGACTGCGTCACCTGGCGGCTTTCAAAACCAGTGACATATGTCAAATCCACACGCCCTTGCGGCCCCATTACCACCAACTGGCAATCGCGCCCGATCGAAAATGAATTGATCGGCATTTATAGCCCTCCCGCTTCAGCCCGAATGATATTTAAACCCAGAGATTCTCGGCCACGCTCAGCGCGTCAGGCTGTGCCACCTGGCAAGACCTGCCGCTGAATAGCAACCGTCTGGCCACCCTCCACATTCACAACAAACTTTTCATTGATGCTCTGAAACTGAACCTGCGCATTGCTTTGAACAAAGCCTAAGCTCGTTCGGCTTGCCGGATTGTTGCTCAGATCACAAATCACGCTGAACGGCAGAGCACCGTTGGCGCTGCCCAGGATACCCTGTCCATACAGATTCTGTAGGAAGCTGAGCTGAGTGGAACGGATTTTCTGGAACAAAGAACTATTTATCACCTGCCCAACGAACTTCCCCATCCCGGCAGCAAGGGTGGCCGCCACATAGTTTGTAAGCCTCGTATAATTGTCGCCACTTATCGCCGCATTGGACGAGCTGTTATGCCCACAGCGCACACCCCAATACGCGCCACCCGGCTGAGGATTCGAAATGACGTCAATCCCGCTTTGGAACAGGATGGCCAACTCAGCATCACTATACGTTGTGGTCTGCCCACTCCCGGGCACGCCCGACCGCTGTGTACCCACGACACTATACAGCGGTTTGTTGAGGCTCGACTGCTCCGGCGACAAGTTCGCCAACCGCCCAGCAACAAACCCTTGAGGCGACACAATACGCATCAAGCCGTTTGCCTGATCGTTCCAGAACACCCAGTCGCCGAATAAGAGCTTCGCTGCGTAGGAATCGAGACCAGCCTGCTGCTTCAACGACACTGCATTGGCGATAGTCTGACCCATCGGTCCAGTCAGGATCATGTAAATCCCCTCTGCCACACCGAAGGCCGCCTGCGTAGTCCACTGCGTCGCATCGTCCACATCCGCCAGCACTCCAAGGCCGCAGGCTTGCGAACGAAGGGCATACATACCCGTGCGCGGAATAGTATCTTGTCCGACAATACCTGACGATGTCACATTGGCGGCACCATCGCTCCCGCCTCCCAATCCCTGCGGACCAAACGCGGCGGCAGCCGACGCCGTGGCTGTGCCCAAAGACGCAACCAGTATCTGCGACGGTCCACGTAGCGGTCCGTTCCCAAAGTTGACCGCCGTGGCAAGACTCTGCCAAAAGCCTGCCGGCGTAGCACCTGGAATATTGGAGAAGACTTCTGGCACCAGACCAGGCATAGACACTGTTAACTGCCATTGCCCCGGAACGGCGCTCGCCATCAAGGAGACCGTGACAGCGTTGCCCAGCGATCCGGTATATCGTGCCGTCAGCAGAAGAGCATAGGCTGTTCCGGCCAACCCAACCGCGTAATTAGCGGCGGAGTCCGTCCCGTCGCTTACCCGCACGCATCGAAAGTCGGATGCGCCCTGCTGCACGGCTGTTGCAACGGCTGTGCCCATATCGTATTTCCTGGCGACGACTGGGCCGAACGCCGAGGCGTAGTCAGCCATCGTTCCAATCGCCACAGGCTGGTTGAGCGGCCCCCAGGAGGACGTCCCGACAATGCCGATGACATTCGTAGGGACACCATTCAGGACCAAGTTCTGCGGCGCAACGATTTGCACATAGAGATCCGGCACCACAAGTGACGTCGTGTTGAGTACACCTTGCTGATATATGGGCATGCTCAGTTCTCCTCCTTCGACTCACCCGTCGTGGACCGGGATGACACCCGAACCACGTCGTGAACATGCGGCCCAGACAGCGTATCGCGGACTGCAACTGGGTCCGCCAACACATGTCCCACGGCATAGGGTCCGAACGGCCGAACCACGACCAACGTAATCGCCAAATCGTCCTCCCTCATGCATAAATATCGATGTCGTCGGTCTGCAAGTCGCCAAAGAGCATAGAAGCAACGGATTGCACTGACGTCGTTCCGTACTCCACGTCGAACAACAGATCCCGCCGATACAGATGGGCGTCCTGGCCATCATCGATGCTTACCGTCGACCGGTATCGTACGTGGCCCGCGGTTCCGTCGGCCAGGACCAGGAAGCTTTGCGCTGCGAATGCGCTCCCAATCATGCTGCAAACCCGATCCCGGCTACCCGGGTCAGAACACCACACCGACACGCGGAATCTTTGCTCCTGACGGCACCACTCGGTGAGGACGTTCGCGTCCGCAGTAACCCGGCCCTGCATTCCTGCAGCTCCTGGAACGTCAAGGTTCGTACCCGAAAGCCAACAGGCCCTCGTCCGCCTGATTGTCTCGGCGAGAACGGCAGCCACCAACGCAGCTGTGTCGCCATCCTGCAACCGATGCACAAACGGCTGCCCGTCTATTAACAAGCCAGCGAGCTGGCCCGCTCCCCCGGCGCCGCCAAACATCGCTGACGTCCGGTAACTGCGACAGTCAGCGACGGACGGCCTACCGACGTATGGACCGTGGTTCCCCATCGTGTTGTGTTCCGCGTGGCACCGGGAACTGCGAAAACGCTGATGTTTACAATTCCCAATTCCAGATCTCGGTCGAGTGCCCCACGAACTGGCCATCCCCGATATACCCTCGTCGGCTTTCCGGTCAGGCTCGGCGCCCCGAGACCATTGGCATAAACGACTGACAGGGCAAATTCAGAGAGCGCAGCTTCGACATCCGACAAGTCCGCCACGTGCAGCACCTCATATCTTTCAATCTGCAGCCGCCGTTCATGCACTTACTTGCCGTGCTGTTAGCCGCCAACCAAGCGCGCCCTCCTCGACCGCGCCAACAACGTATGCGCCATCGGTATCGTCGTTGATCAAGTCACCGGCCTGTATGCCGAAGCTGTAGGGCGGCAACAGAACTGTCCATCCTCCCAACCGGGTACCCTCAAAGCTCACGGAAGCCGAACGCCCTCCCGCCTCGAGCAGGCTAGCGGACCATTCGGTAAGAATGGGCGTTGCGGATACTGAAAAGAACCCACTATAGCCGCCGCTGACCGAAGCGGCAGGTCTGACAATACTGATGACCCGGTTGGTTATCACGCATTGCGCCGGCAAACCCGGCCTCTGCGACGCAATGAAAAACGTCGCATCATCGCCCACCAGATAATCGCCGGCTTTCGTGCAGGCTGTATCGTATACGCCTCGCCACAAAGGCATCCCGTATCCAACACTGCCCCCGGCACCGCTCGGAAGGAACAGGGCACACAGGTCAACAATCCGATTTTGCGAGACGATAGGACGAATCTTCGTCTTCGGCCGATACACGCTCACTGGCACTCCCGACTTACGTGCTGCAACCCCCATACCCCTGCCAATGCGGTCTTGCAGTCTTGCGGCATTCATCACACGGTCCAGTTCACGTTCGCAAAGCCCAGGCCATCCCCGGCCACTACACCAAAAAAGCCACACAACCGGCGGCGCCACTCATCTAGCAACCTCAATCTGTCGCTGACTTCATTCGGATTGTGCTTCCAACTTGCAGCGCTATCGGTGTCGAGGTTCTCGCTTGCCTGTGGCACCGCCATCTCGAGTTGAAGCAGCGTCGCCAAGTAGCTGGCTGCCACAACGATCTCGGCCGGAGAAAGATTGTTCATCCGATACTCGAGCAGCCCATACGCAGTATAAAAACGCCAGCCAGCATTCCCGGCGGGTGCTGCGCCATACGCCGGATAGCCGCAAAACCGCCTCACATCTGTTTTCTGTTGATCGGTCAGCATGCACCCTCTCGCGGTTCAGAAATGACGAGACGCCGGCATTGGCCGGCGTCACCTCGTCAGATGATCTCGCTCAGCCCATGTGTTCGATCATCACAGCCCGCTTGTAGCTGGCGTTGGTCGAGGTCGGTACCACCAAGCTGTTCGTCGTCGTGTCCGATGGCGCGCAAAATCCACCGATCCAATACCAGGACTGCGCGATGATCTGCTGCAACCGATCAATCGGTTCCCGCGTCACCATGCAAACCCCATCCACCATCGAGACAATAGCGTCCTTAGGTGCCACGTCGTCCGCCGCCATACCGGCAAAGTCACCCTCAATAAGGGCGCCCTGCCCTACAACGATCGGTCTACGGATAATTGCGCCTGCGATACTGGGATGAGGTTGAACATAGGACTCGGTTGTCAGCACAAAACGCAACCCAAGGAACTCATTGACCACGCCCTGCCCAGGCCGGAAAATCTCATTGGCTGATGTGGAGCCGATAAATAGCCGTTGGAAGTCCTGATCGGCAAAAAGCTGTCTTGCACTGATTGGGTCCAGATAGCAGTTATACGCGCCATCAATATCGGGGACGGCATTAACACGCAGACCCGCCACCGCATCGAGGATATTTGTCATCGACAAGGTGTCGCCCGACTGCAAAGCGCTCGTATTACTCCGCGCGTTCGGCCGCAGGATCAACGATCCAGTCGCGGCCTGAACGCTGTTGCCGGCTGTGCCATCACTCACCGAAACGGGTGTCGCCAATGTCAGCGAACCACTCTGGCCGCCAGGCACCGTCGAAACATTCGTCGCATCCGGGCCGGCTCCCACGACCGCATATGTATTCCCTCCGATCGTCACCAGAAGCGGATTGGCCGAGTTCACCCCTTGTTGGACGCCGTTGACGAATACTGACTGAAAGCCGCGGATATCGTCCACCGTAACCCCGGGCCCAGACGCAGCCAGGGTCGAACGCACACGCGTATTGCCGCCAAAATACGCGGCAAATAAGGCATTACGCGCCAAGTCGTCCAAACTGCGCGCTGCCTGCTCACCATTCACATAAGCATTTTGGAGGAAGAGGCTCGCGATCCCCACTCGGCTCGTCACCATGTTCAAGTCCATAGTCGCCGCGTAGTGGTTCAACGTCAGCGTAAACTGTTCAACATTCCAGGACCCCGGAACCAAACCATTATCCAGGTTTGTGTTCATGGAGGCAGCGATCGGTGTCGTCACGGCCGGCTTCAGACCAGCCCGTGTCTTCGTCAACGTCTCACCGATACCAACCGAAAACTCCTCGCGATCCGCGCACGCCCGATATCCGATGCGTGACCGCAGAGCTTGCTGAAACTCGCGCTCCAAAAATCCCTGTTGGATGATCGGCTGAAGGGCAGACGGAAAGTTCGATATGCTCATCACAAGCCTCCAAAAAAGATGAGAGCCATAAGGCCCTCGGGGATAGTTTGAATCGAAAGGCCGTCTGTCATGGCGAAGAACAGTCGGTGGAAGAACACACCAGAGGTGGCAGCCAACATCACGCTGCTAGCTTCAGGCAATGCTGGGCCACGCGTTAGCGCCGGCGCAACAGGTCCGCTCGGGCGGCACGCCATTCCTCTAGGCTCATATCGGTCGCCAAGCGCCGCCGTGCCGGCGAAGCAATCGGCGCTGTTGCCACACTGCTGGAATGCGATGCTCCAAACAGCCACGGCTTTTCACGACGAAGCTTGGCAATGACCTCTGACGCTCCGCCGCCCCCGGAATCGACCCGTCCAGCCCAGACGTCCGGATCAAGCAGTCGTAGCCCGTCCATGTCCAGAATCCCCGCACGGGCCGCCTCGGCCTTCAAATCGCTCTGCCGCAACTGCACCGCCGAGCGTATTTCCGCCTCAACCAGTTGTTGTTCGAGCGCCTCCGCGCGAGCCCTCAACACACTCACAGCCTCGCTATCGCCGCCATCCGCTTCAGCCTCACTCATTCCGCCTCCTCAAGCTTGATCTGCCGCATTTCTGCGGATACGTCCTCGATATCGTAACTTGCCGCTAGAACACGCAGCGCCGTCTCCCGGGACATCTGCTTCGCTGCGACCAGTGAAATTAGCGTCTCTGCAGTCCGCTGACCATCGAGTGCGTCGTCGGGATACCAATCTGGCCAACGAAGTGTCACGATTGACGTCAAGGGGATCGGCAATAAATCCCGACCCTCAGCGCGCAACTGATAGACGTTGCTCGCTCGAATGATCATGCGCGCCAGAGATAGCAAGGCAACCTGCCCATAACTCACTCGAAGATTGTCTGCCAGCCAGAGCAATCCCTGGTTCATCAATTGCAGCGCTCGCCCGCTAACCGGCGCTGTCAGTCTATTCGCTTCAGCTCTATTCCCATGCAAGCTCTCCAACGCAAACTCGCGAAGAGTTTTTACATAATCCAGCACGGCCTGGCTTGCGGTTCCGCCAATCTCTAACAATTTGGCGTCACCCTTTTCACTCACCACCAGTGCGTTAGCGGCGCCCCGTACCATGTTCCCATCAAGCCCCGCCGGTTCGCGTATCAGCAATGTGGGATCACTCGAGTATTTCAATCCACGCCCGGCCTGGCTTAGCTGGTAATCGATCTCGATCGAGGTATCGACAGCGCATCGGAAAGTACACTGGCCATCAATTTCAGTCCCGCCAGGAAGATTTCGTATCCAGACAATCGGAACGAACCCCAGCCCGTGTCTGACAGTTCGTTTGGGGTCTTCAGCCATGGTGTCTGGCTTCCCCACCTCAATGGGCATATACCAGCGTTCACACTCACGGTCCCACACGCGTTGAAACCAGTAGTTTCCTTGTGGATTATCAACCGCATAGCCCTGCATCCGCAGGTTGGCGCCGCTCACCTTATATCGCTCGCTCACACGGCATAGAGCGTCTGGCTCGTCGGCAGCCCACTCCGGATGTAGAAATGACGTTTCTAAAACATCGATAAATACGCGGCCTTTTAGCACGCGCATCAACAGCGCCACGGAACCTATACTGCCCCGCAACCCTGCCTCCACCATAACCGAATTCAATCGAGCGTCGCGTACGATCGCCCCCAGAGCCTCTCTCGCCGTACAATCTGGCGACTCAAAGCTGGGAAAATGTCCTTCACTGAAAAGCAACGCAACGCTGTCTTCCACAACAAGTCTAGATAGACCATATCTTACAGATGGCCTACGCTGCCGTAGGGGAATGTACTCGCCGGAGGAGGTCCGCTCTTCATGGAACTCATATGGCAGCGCGTCATAAAAGGTGCCGTTGAGCAGCTTTTGATATATTAAAAGCTGTCTCGTTCGGTCAGAGTAATCACCGTCATACGGTGTCAAATCACAGATCGTGCTATACAACCACCACCTCCTCTCATGCGTATGGTGCGCTGCCCGCACATCAAACCGTCACAAGCGCCTCCGCCCGAAGTCCCACGTACTTGCGGTAAAAGCCATCATCGGGATAGGATTGTCAGATTGGTGAACCGCGCTGGTGCCGAAATATCGAGAAGCATGGAAAATGCGCGGGAAGTCGCATCAACCTGATCGTCTTTACGTCCTTGCGGGAACATCGCCAACTCGTCCATGAACGCTGCATTCCAGCCCGCTCGTCGCATAGCCAGGGTTCCGGACGCGATCTGTGATGCCAATGGAGTCGCCCGTATCACCTTAGATCCAGTCTCCGGCGTCGCCACAACGTGGAAGCCAGCCAGTAATTGCGTTAAAAACATAACCTGGCTTTTTCCAGCCTGCCCTGGATCCTGCGGTAATCCAACAGCAACAGAAACTCCATCCATGCAAGCAGTCGCGCGTATCCTCTCGGCCACCTCTCCCGCCATCGCCCGAAAGCGTACGATGTCGTCGATAAAGATTGCACCATTCTGATCGCGCACCAACTTGACGCCGACCGTCCAATCCGGATCACCGCCGGCCGCGCCCGTTCCTGCCAAATCCCACGCACGCACCGCCGTTCCGTCAGGAATTGTGTCGACCACACGCATCAGTCGCAGGTCAAAGATGTTACCACTTTCCAGAAGAGGCGTTTGTTGGAATAGCGCCGAGAATTGCCGCTCACCAAGACATGCTCGCTTCTCCTCGATCGCTGCGCTATCCTCCCACTCTGGCCAGAGCGCAGCGCCCGGCTCTCGCCCCATCGGGTCACCGGCCTCCGCCAAAGCCGGCAGCCGCAGCACGTGCCATCCGCCCTGAGCAATCAAGCGGCCGGCAAGATCGTCACAATGCCATCGGGTCATGACCAGAGCCATTCGGCCTTTCGGTTTCAATCGCGTCAGTAATTCTGATCTAAACCACTCCCAAAGGTATTCGCGCGCTGCGAAGCTTTCTGCGTCTGCAAAAGATTTTATCGGATCATCAATCATCGCCAGATCAGCTCGCCGGCCGGTCACCGCGCCATGCACCCCTACGCCAAAAAATTCACCGCCCTTATCGGTCATGAAACGACCGGCGGCCCGGGCATCCTGACGAACCGTCAGGCCAATCAAGGGTCCATTCTCCTGAACGAGCCCTCTGACACCTCGCCCGAAATGCTCTGCCAAACGTGCCGTGTGGCACGCTGCAATCACAGCGCTTCGCGGGTGCCGTAATAGCCACCAGGCCGGAAAGACCGTGCTGGCGTAAGTGCTTTTTGCAGAACCAGGTGGCATCAGAAGCATTAAGCGCCTAGTCTCGCCAGTTTCAAGCTTTTCCAAGGCATCGAACATCAGCAGATGATGTGCTGCAGGAGCCAACTCAGAATTGCGCAGTGCAAATCGAGCCCAGCTATTCAGGCTTGTCGCGACTGCGCTCTCTAAATGACTGTTCTCAATCGGAAGATTTGATGAGTTCATTAAGCCGCCCATCTCCCGCCACTATCGTCCCGACACTTCTGAGAGGACATTTCACAAGCGCGGGCACCCACAGGCGACCGCTTGTGCCCTGCCCCTCCAAATGCTCCCCGCAGCATACATGCCGCATGGCCCAACTCTCATGTGGACCCATCCAACAGCTGACTTCAGCTGGCAACACCCGCTGCGCTAAGGTCACCATCGTTGAGGAAGTTATACCTATTGTTGGGTTATCTGGGCAAACAAAAAATGTTGCCGGAGCCGAAAAACCTTTACTTCAAGCAGCAATCGTTGGTCGCGAATACCTCGCGGGTTCGTCCGCAGCGTTCAACACCAGCACCGCTTCGGAGAAAAAGGGAAGAAAGACTTTTGCTCAGATGGATCTGCGATATTTGTCATTACTGAGCGATGTCACGGTTCAGCAATCCAGGGGCACGCATTCGCCGACACAAGTCTTCACGAACGGCTCCAGAACGAGGATTTCGGTTTTGCACACACACTCGCGTCCAAGCTTTCGAGTGGAGTGCCAGATAAGACGTTGTGAGTCTTCTTTCCTCGCTCAACATAGATCACCTGCCACAGACCTCAATCTCAACGCCAGGACACGCAGACTGAAACGAACGCCTATAAACACGCGAGGATGCGCTCGCACGCCAAAACCCGGATCATCAAGGAAAACATACCTAATTATGGGTCATCTGGGCAAGGCAAAAAAAGCTGGAGGGCCACACGCACCCACACTCACGCCATGCTAAATGCCCGTCATGCCCCGCACCCTGCTTCTCGCCCTCGCTCTCGCCGCGTGCAGCGGCGTCCAGGAAACCCGCCACTACGCTGGCCCGCAGACCCCAACGGCCGGCACCTGCGACCCACCCAGCCGCGCCACGCTCACCCGCCGCGGCAATACCATCATCCTGGCCCCCGCACAGGGAACCCTTGCGCTGACTGGAGAGATCCACGGCACCGATCTCTCCGCCCAAACCACACTCACGGGTGCCGACAAAAAGCCCTACAGCCTCATCTTCACCGGCCACGTCACCGGCCCGGCCATCGCTGGCACCCTTGTCACACCCCGCTGCCGCTACACCCTTGCACTAAAACTGACGGGGGACTGAACGCCACTCTTCCTCAAGGCCCCCACTGCCGCCACGATCATGTCGATCCCTTGGGCATGCCATCGCTGCACCGCCTTGTGGTCGGCGCCCACCACACCCCCCAGCCGCCGCCAGGAAAACAGGTGCCGCTCGGTCACCGGGCTTACCAGGCTTCTCGCCCCCACAATGCGCCGGATCACCTGGCGCTCGCGCGGTATCAGCACGATCCAACCCAGTGCCTCGTCCATCCGCGTGATGCGGGAGGCGGATGGAACAGGCGGCCTAACCCGTCCGCCGTCGCCCGCCTGGCTGGCGCCGGCCTCTTCCAACACGTCAAGATGGCTCACCCTCAGTCGGGTCGAATAGCCGGTATTCGGCAAGGCCAGCAACGTCGCACCGGCCTCCTCCAGCCGGTAGACGACAAAGGCGGGGTCCACGTCGCGAGCGTCACGCTGCATATCGCCGTCCAAACCAGGTGCCACGTTATCCAATGCAAAAACGTTCATGATTTGTTCCTTAAAGAAAAACCGGATAGGGATACGCCTCGCCTTCAAGAAGCGTGCCCGTCGTCAACAACCCCCATGTCTCCGGATGCCCAGCCTGCCGGGCCGGCCGATCCCGCGCCTCTTCCACCAAGGGCGGCGGCGGCGGCAACCGCCGTGCGCCGATCTTGCGCCCCCGCTCCAATACCGTATTCCGCCCAAGACCCATGCGCCTGGCAATGCCATCCCAAGTGGTCCCGGCCGCCCTCAGGCCCAACAACGTCTCGTCCAAACCTGGTGTCCATTTTATGTGTGCCCGCAC